ACTCTATCTCGCGCGGCATGCATGGTGCGTGTGCTGCAAGGCGAATGGCCAGCACGTGCCGGCTGAACTCGTCGATCATATCGTGCCGCACAAGGGCGATTACGCGCTCATGTGGGATGAGGCGAACTGGCAGTCGCTGTGCGGCTGGTGCCATGGCCATGTGAAGAGCGTGCTCGAACGGGCATGGCTGACGGGCAGGCTTGCAGTCGAGAAGCTGCGGCTCGATCGCGTGACGTCGCATTGGAAGCCGCGCCGGACCCTCTGACGGGCAGGGGGAGGGGGGTCGAAAAGTCTGGACCCCTCAGACCTCGGACCTCCGGGTCAACGAAACGCGCATTTCCGCGCAATTGCAGAACTTTTTTTATTGGAGTGAGTGGATGCCGCGTGGTCGCAAGCCCATTCCGGATGAGATCAAGGCCGCCAAGGGCAATCCCGGCAAGCGCCGCTTGATGCTCCAGTCTGGCGGAACGGCTGGTAGTGAGGCGGCGGAAGAGATTTCGAAGCTCAAGGCGCCAGCATTCCTGGCGAGCCCGCTGGAGAAATCCATCTTCGCCGCCGTCGCCGACGAGCTGCTGCAGCGCCGCTTCGTGCGCGCGACCGAACTCAACGGCCTGGCGCGCTGGTGCTCCTACATGGCGCAATGGATCCGCGCCAAGACCGAACTCGACCGCAAGAAGAAGTCCTACTACGACACGAAATCGCCGCACGTCACGATGCTGCGCGTGCATCCCGCCTTCATGGTGATGATGCGGCTCGAGACCGCGATGATAGCACTCGAAGATCGCTACGGACTTAACACCGCGGCGCGCCAGCAGATCCTCTATGCAATGATGAACAAGCGGCCGGTCCAGGGCGAACTCGGGCTCGGTGAAGAACCGGCGCCGGCTGCCGCCGCCCCGCCCGCCGGCGAAGCGGCTGCAGGCGAGCAGGCCGCGCCGGCCAGCCCGCTCGGCTTCCTGCGTCAGGTCCATTGATGTCGGAGGGACCCTACTACTACGACGCGAGCCTTGCCGATCGCGCCGTCGATTTCTTCCCGCGCTTCCTGCGGCACGTGAAGGGCGAATGGGCCGGCAAGCCGCTCGAACTCTCACCCGCCGACGCGCATGACGTGCGCCAGCTCTTCGGCTGGCGCCGCCGTGCCGATGGCCGCCGCCGCTACCGCCGCTTCTTCGACTGGAAAGCGCGCAAGAACGCCAAGACGATCAAGGCCGCAGGCCTCGGCCATTTGCTCACCGTCGGCGATGGCGAGCCTGGCGCCGAAACCTACAGCCACGCGGTCGACAAGGCGCAGGCTGCAATCTCTTACGACATGGGAGCGGCGATGGTTGCGATGTCGCCCGAGCTTTCGGACCTCTACGAAGTCACCAAGACCGGGATGTTCTGCCCGCACACCATGTCGACCTGGCGCCCGCTGTCGGGCACGCCGACAGGCAAGCACGGCCTCAATGCGCATTGCCTGCTGGGCGATGAAGTCCACGAATGGACCAATGACCGCCTTCACACCTTCCTGCGCCAGTCGATGGGCGCCCGGCGGCAGCCGCTCGACATCCTGATTTCCACTGCCGGCTTGCGCGAAGGCTATGGCTACGACCTCTATATGGAAGCCAAACGCATCCGCGACGGCGTGACCGACGATCCCGAAACCTATGTCGTGATTCATGAAGCCGACGAGAAGGATGATTGGACCGACCCCGCGACCTGGGCCAAGGCCAATCCCAATCTCGGCATCACCATCTCGCAGGAGTATCTCGCCAAGCAGTGCCGGGATGCCCAGCAGAATCCGCGTCTCGAAAACGACTTCAAGCGCTATCACCTCAACATGTGGGTCAGCCAGGCGGTGCGCTGGCTGCCGATGGATGAATGGCGCAAGTGTTCGGCCGCGCCGGCAGACCCGCTCCATTGGAAGAAGCTCGAGGAAAAACTGCGCGGCCGGCGCTGTTTCGGTGGCCTCGACCTCGCCTCGACGCAGGATATCTGCGCGCTCGCGCTCATCTTTCCGGCGGAAGACGGCATGCCGCTCGCCGTGCTGATGCGCTTCTGGGCGCCGGCCGACATGGTGGCGCAGCGCACGCGTGTCAACCGCCTGCCTTACGATCGCTGGGTGCGCGAGGGCGCGATGGTGGCGACGCCCGGCAACGTCACCGATTACGGTTTCATCCGCGAGCAGATCATTGCCGATTGCGAACGCTTCAAGCTCGAAAAGCTCGGCGTCGATCCCTACAACGCCACGCACCTCACCCAGGAACTCATTGCAGAGGGTGTGCCGGTCGAGCTCGTCAGGCAGCGCTACCTTAACCTGTCGCCGCCGTCGAAGGAGCTGGAGCGCCTGGTCATGAGCCACGCCCTCGAGCACGGCAACCATCCCGTGCTCGACTGGATGGCGGGCAATGTCGGCATCCTGACCGACTCCACCGGCAACATCATGCCGGCCAAGGAAGCGAAGGAGGAAAAGATCGACGGCATCTCTGCGATCGTGACGGGCATGGCGCTCACCATGGCCGCGCCGATTGCTGTCGACGTCGGCGCGGCGATTGACCAGGGAGTGGCGATCCTTTGAGGAAGTTCATCGCCGCAATTGTCGATGCCGTCGACGGCCGCGATCTCATGCTGTGGATCGGGCTCGGGCTTCTCGCCTATGGCTTGTGGCCGGTGTGGCATCCGGGCGCCTTCATCATTCCCGGCGCCGTGCTCGCCGGCGTCGCCATCTTCGGGGTGCGCTGATGGGAGTGCTGAACCGCATGTCGCGCGGATCCGAGCAGCGCGCCGCCGTGCAGCCCGGCTATCATCCTGGCGATCCCGCACTGGCTGCTTTGTTCGGTCTCGGCACTTCGACTTTTGCCGGCGTCGCGGTGACGCCTGAGAATGCGCGCGAATGTCCGGAGGTTGATGCCTGCGTCGGGCTGCTCGAAGACACGGTCGCGACGGTTCCGCTCGATCTCTACGAGCGGACCGACGACAACGAGCGCGCGCGACGCCCGGATCATCCACTGCATCAGTTGCTGCATGATAGGCCGAACGAATGGCAGACCTCGGCGGAATTCCGCCAGATGATGCAGGGCTGGCTCGAGACATGGTCGCGTGCGCCGGCGCGGATCATCTGGAAGGGCGATGGGCCGGCTGCCTTGGAGCCGACACATCCGCAGGAGGTGAAACCGTTTCGCCGCTCTTCGGGCGGGGTCGCCTATCGCTGGACGCCATCGAACGGTCCTGAGCAGATCCTTTTGCAGCACGAGATGCTCTATCTGCGCGACGGTCCGGCGCGGCGCTGGAACCAGCTGGAGCCGCAATCCATTGTCGAGCGCCACAAGGAATTGATCGGCCGCGCGCTTGCGACGGGCAATTATCTGTCGCGCTTCTTCGCCAATGGCGCGGTGCCGAAAGTCTACCTGAAGAATCCACAGGTCATCACCGACAGGAACAAGGTGGAGGAAATCCGCAACGCCTTCGAAGCGCGCAATACGCCTGAGAACGCGCATCGTGCCGGCGTGCTGCAGGCCGGCTTCGATGTTCAGCAGATCGGCGTCGACAATGAGAAGGCGCAGGTTGTCGAGGCCTATCGGCTGACGGTAGCTCAATTGGCTCGCTGCTGGGGTGTGCCCTTGCACCTGATCGGCGAGATGACGCAGTCGACGAGTTGGGGTTCGGGCATCGAGCAGCAATCGATCGGCTTCATCTCCTACTACATGCGGCCGAAATTCGTGATCTGGGAACAGGCGCTCAACGCGGCCCTTATGTCCTCGGACATGCGCAAGCGCTTCTTTTTCGAGTTCAACATGGATGGGCTCCTGCGCGGTGATTTCAAGTCGCGCATGGATGGCTTTGCCCTGATGGTCCAATGGGGACTCGCGACCCCGAATGAGATCCGACGCCTCATGAACATGCCGGCGCTGGATGGCGGCGACGAGCGCCTGCAGCCGCTCAACATGGTGCCGGCGACGCGCATCATGGATGTGCTGCTCAAGCCCTCGTCGGGACGCCAGTCGGCAGGCGATCCCGATACCGCGTTGCGTGCCCTGGTCGAAATCATCCAGGGCAGCCGGCCGCCGCTGCAGCTCGCAAACTAGGAGACAGTCATGCACGACCAGGAACGCCGGGCCTTCGCAGTCGAGGGTCTGAAGGTCGAAACACGCGAGGAGGGCAAGCGCCGCCTCGTCGGCCATGCCGCCGTGTTCAATACTCTGTCTGAAAATCTCGGCGGCTTCCGCGAGAGGATCGTTCCGGGTGCATTTACCGATTCGATCAAGACCGACGATATCCGGGCACTGTTCAATCACGACGACAATTTCATCCTGGGCCGCAATCGGTCGAAGACATTGTCGCTGAAAGAGGACGATCGCGGCCTCGCCATCTCGATTGATGTACCCGACAACCAGACCATCCGCGATCTTGTCGTCGCCCCGATCGAGCGCGGCGATGTCAGCCAGATGAGCTTCGGCTTTTCCGTCATGCTCGACGGTCAGGACTGGGGCCAGGATGGCGACGGCACGATGGTCCGTACCCTGAAGCGCGTGCGCCTCTTCGACGTCTCGCCGGTCGTGTTCCCGGCCTATCCGCAGACCGATGTGGCGACGCGGAGCCTCAAGGAATTCCTGGCGCGCCAGGCGCCCAAGACACCGTTCAACCTGCTGAAGGCGAAAGAGCGGC